TTAGCGGAATTTCATCTTTTTCTCCATTTTATGCTGAAATTTGGCATGGCGTTTCGACATGTACGGATTCTCTTCGAGCGGAATAAATGACGACCAAATCTTCTGAAAGGTGTCATATGCCTCACGATCTTTAACGGTGTGCCAAAATATACCGGTTTTCTTTATGCGGCCGATCAAACTACCGTCTCGAGCTTGCTCAATCTCCATACCATCGTACGCGCGCAGCGTTGTAACGCAACCAAAGAGAGTGTTGCAAATTATAATATTATCGCATTGTTCTCGCAGGGCTTTAGCAACACGCATAAATAGCTGCGACGTGCCAAGAATAAGCTTTCGCTGCTTTCGCTGCTGGGAAATCTCAGCAAAAATAGTAATCGGCGTATCCTTTGATTCAAGGGAATTGAAGTAAGCATGGATCTCGTCGATTAAATATATGACACCATGAAAGCCGTTGTTAACTTGAGTTAGCGCCGCGTGTAAGTCATCGACTTCAGAGAAATGAACATAATCGCGTTCTGAATCAAAACGATCAGTTCGAGCGTCAATGTCAGAGATTCGCTCAGTCCTGCCAGTAAGAGGATCGGTGACAGTGGCACTGGCGTATTCCTCCGACAGAGAGGCAGCCTGTCTTGCCTGGTTCGGTCCAGTATAGCACATCCGGACGTAGCCGGCTGTGCTGATGGCCCTATAACCAGGCAAGGACAGATTCGTAACCAAGATAGCCTTCGGGTATCGTTCCTTTAAGCGAAGGGCGGCGCGTACAGCGGAAATAGTCTTGCCAGAACCTTGACGACCGCAATAAATTTGCGTGCCGAAGTACGGGAAAAAGTCTGGATCTTTTGCAGCTCGCCGATCTGCGAGAAAAGCGGAAATGTGCGGCATAAGCTCTTTTTTGATGAATGAAGAATATGACATAACTATCTAAAAAATCCTTTCAGTCGATGTATAAAATGAATAAAGAAAAATGAAAGTTTATAAGCAGGAACTGCAAATGTAACTGCTATGACAGTTAAAACAAAAAAGACATAAGCGGGTCGACCAAACAACCAAATAAATAAACTTAAAATACGAGTAAGGACATCAATAACTGGATCAAAAATCAATGGCGGAAGAACAAAATTGAGAAGCTGAAGAGGCAATAAAGCTAAAATAATCAATAAGGCTAGGCTCTTAAGGAGTAGGATAATAAAAGTGACAATCACAGGCGTTCTCCTATAAGCTTTACAATAAAGCGATACCATAAAAATAAAGAAATGGTTGTAAGCGCAAAGCCAGAGAATAGACGAACTCGAGCCATTGCTTTATAACCACCAATAGCGCGTTCAAAGGAACAAACATCAGGCTCAAATTTATAACCAAAAACCTGAGTTTGAATAATATAACGGTGAGCCGCTGAATCCTGAATGCCAGCGTCACCAGCAAGAGAAGTAGAACAATGATTAGAAGAATTCCAATAGTCAACGGGAGGAATAAGAGTATTATATAAACGATTTAGAAGATCTATAGATTTATAAACTGGTCCTAAGGCTGTCTTAAACTGATTAGCAAGATCTGAAAAATCAAGCAACTCAACTATATTGCCAGGTATAAATAACCACTTAAAAAATCTTAAAATAGTATTATTTTCAGAAAAATCAAAAATACCAATAATAGTATCAAAAATAGCCTTAAAAACTGTTGCGATATTTTTCAAATGACAACCAACATCAGTACCGCAGTCATCATTCCATGAAACTTCAGGAATAATGGCAGGATTTCCAGGGTCGGTGCGAGGAAGAGGATTCATGCCTATAGCCGAGGAATCTAACTCATAATCACCATTAAAAAACAATATAGAATACTTATCTAACGCATTACGAGAAGAAAAAGTAACGCCAATGTAAGGTTGTAAAACTGATAGATTATAAACACCAACGGCAGCGTCAACATTATAATATGCAGAATGAAAACCGCAATTAGATACAGCAGGACTAGTCGTAGATCTTAAAATATAAGAACCCTGAGAATAAAAAACCTTAAAATTACAAGTGTCATGCTTAGCGTAGCTAAAATAGACATGATAAGAAGCATAATTACCATAACGAGGGGAAGTATATTCACCTTGAACGACCATAATAGTTCCACTACTTATAGCTCTGTAAAAGTCTGACGAAAATTGGGAACGGGACAAACTTAAGTTATCAGAAGAATCTTTAATCCTGTTACGAAGATAATTGTACAAATCAGCAGTATGGTATTCAGGGGATCCTCCTCGCTTCGCAACCCAAACTCTATCAACAACATTAGGCTGATCAGACACTTGAGTCTGCACTGTTAACGGCTGAAGAGACATAAAAAACCCAGCCAGTACCGTGATAAAAAAGAGGAAATACTTTTTTACTGGCTGAGTCATTTTTGCCTCCTGTCAGAATAAATAAGACAACAAAGAGCAAATCCAAGCAATAAGAATTCAAGTAAAATAAATAAAGACGTTAGTAATATCATCTATGACCCCTCCTGCGAAAACGAAACTGCAAAGCAATTTGAAGTGAAATCCATAATGCGATAATCACGCCAACTTTTTGTTCAAAAGTCATCAGAGGCCTCCTCGAGAAGAGAGTCAATCTCTTCCTCGGTGTAACCAATTTCAGCAAACTCATCAATCATCCACTCACGGCCTGATTCTTCCGACATAAAAACCTACCTTATATTTCTTACCGCACCAATTGTAAACTCGTACAGCACGCTAAAAATAAATATTAGACCAGCCAATAAAGCGGTAACTGGCATTAAATAAATAACCATCTCAGCAACTGTAGAAATAATTAAATTGATAATTTCTGAATTAGCCATTATAGCGATCCTTATTATTCAAGGCTTTTTCGCGCATTTCTTGTAATTCTTCATCTGACACCGAGTTGCGTTTTGTTGTGATAGCACCAGAGAATTCAGCTAGTCTATATGTTAAATACAGATTGATACAGACAAGGATTGTAGTAATCACGGATATCTCCTATCTTAGTTAAATAATTTCGTGGAGGAGGCGAAATAACGTTACTCGATATTCTGTCGCCTCCTGTTGCGGTGGACAATAGGTACTAAACTTTACCTTTCAATCCGCGGTTCAACATCCGCCTAGCGAAGTTAATGCCAAAAATGACAGCAACAACGCCAACAATCATGCCCATGTTGTCAGAAATGGTGGTCGTGATTGTATTGGTGAAAGTTGTAACAGTGTCGGTTGGAAAAATGCTAGCACCAAAGACTAAAAGTGAATTCATAATCTTATTACCTTATAATTAATTAATATTTAATGCGGATATCGACCTATACCGCTTCTCAGAAAGGACGATCAGCTGAAAAATCATCAGCTATAGCTAGTAATGCTTTATCATTCTTTCCGATACGTGCTTCAAAAATTGCAGCCTCCTCGCCAACATAAAACTCAACAACAAGGCGGGAGTACTTAATAGTGCGACCTGTATCATCCTTAAATTCGCGATCATCGACATAACAACGCGCTATTTTAGAACGCAAGTCAGATGGTAAACGCCTCGATGACGGCGGTTGCTGTAAAGGTTGTGTTTGCTGCTGTGGTGACTGAGTTGGAAATCCTGCCAT